TAAAGGTTATTTCTTCTTCTTGATTATCACGAGACATTTGTTGTATTGTTTAATTCATAATAAAATAAAATCAATTTTAAAATATTTTATTTTGTTTCTAAATTATCTCAACTAATAAAAAAATAATTTAAATTTTATAATCGTATAAATCGCAAATTTAGTTTCATAAAAAATAAAAATCGCAAATTTTATATTAAAAATCTCAAAAAAAAATAAAAAAATATAAAAAATATAGTTGGCGGAATATAAGATATTACGTACCTCTTATAAATAATAAATAAATGTTAGACTAAAAAATAAAAAAAAAAAAATAATATTTTTCCTGTGGGAAATAGTTTTGAACGGTGAGATTTATGCGATTTTTGCGATTTGGCGTTTTGCAATTAATATTTAATTATTCATTTTATTTATTACCATACATATTCCCATTCTTCTCCTTCTTGGTCTATACCACCCCAATAGTCATATTTACTACCACACCTTCTTCTAAAAGCAATAAGTTCTCCATTAACAGACCAATTTTGGTCTGGGTAATATTCAAAGAAGCATTCGTTATGTTTCTTACTTACATAACAATTATGATAATCATACCATTCATAATCATTAATATTAATTTTTTTTGTTTTTACCATTTTATTTGTTCTTAATTCATAATAAATAAAAACCAATTTTAAAAAAATATTTAAAATTTTAAAAAAAAATATTTAAAATTTAAAATATATTTTATTTATTTATTTTTTAAAATAATGTATCACTATCACTATCACTATCACTATCAGTATTTATTTTATTTGTATTTTTTTTATTATACCAATAATTATCAATATTATCATTATAAACAGAATTACACCTTACCCAATATGCTTGATTATAACTTATCATTTTATAAGAACAATAACCTTCCTTATCAATATGAAGGTCAAAATAACCATTTGTTTTAGTATTTTTTTTATTGAACCAGCAATCAAAATATCCGTCGCAGTTTTGTTTTGTTAATATCCATAGTTCGTCCCCTAATTTATAATCACCTAGTTTTTTAATATCTTCTAACCATAACCAATTTGCCTTAATAGAAGGGTCAGTATAAATTTCATTTTCCATTATTTTATCTATTATTTCTTCTTCTGCATTCCAACTAATACCTAAATTATAATCCCAACCTTCTCTATTAAAACTATCAAAGGTTATACTATAATCAACTGTATAAAATTCTTGGATATTATCAATAGAAGGAATTGTATATGATAGAGGCATATTATTTATTGTGTTAATTCAAAATAAATAAAAACCAATTTTAAAAAAATATTTAAAATTTTAAAAAAAAATAATTAAAATTTAAAATATATTTTATTTATTTATTTAAACCTTCTTATATATCATTTGTTGCGTTTCTATGGAATGCCTCATATCCTTAGCAATCTTATCTAATTTTTTATTAGTAAGGTCAGGAGATAAATTAGAAATATAAATATGCCTCAAATCACTACTACTAATTTTTTTATTGAAATGAGTTAGAAATATTTTTTGCAATAATTTAGTTAGACCATTAGTAGATAATCTATTATCGTCTGCATTTTCTAATAAATAATCCTTAGTTTCTTCTAGTCTAATTTTAATTAATTTATTTAGATATTTATTTAATATACTACTCTTATTAATTTTATATGTTTTACTACCCATTTTTTTATCAACCTTATCTTGATTAATTAATATTTCATTCTTACCATTATTAGTAATTAAATAATTTTCACTTGATAATAGGTCGTCCTTAGGTTCAGTAATAATAAGAGTAGCATAATTGTTTCTTAATGGTGGTATGTACTTGCCTTCATATAATAGTAGTAAAACGAAATCTTGTAATAAATATTTATTATCTAAATTTTTATCTACTGTTTTTCTAAATGATTTTAAAACTTCTTGAAACTGTTTATTATCAATATGTTTTTCTTCTATTTTAGTATTTTCTAAATATTTTTTATTAACCTTAACTATTAATTGTTCCCAGTAAGAAGTGATTGCTTCTCTAATTTTATTTATTTTAATTGGTTTCACCTTATAAAAATCATTTATATTTGTAATATACATAATAATATTTAATACAGTATTAACATAATTTTTTTTAGTTGCATTAGAAAAATCATTCTCTTCCTTATCTAAATATTTTTTTACTATATCAAAATTAACAATAACTCCTGCTAAACCTTCCATAGTAATTGGAATATCTCCATTAACAGATAAATATAATTTTTTTAGTTGTTCTCTATAAATTTTAATACTGGATTGTTTTGGTTCAGTAATAGGTTTCTTCTTCTCATTTTTATTATTTTTAATTGCCTCCACAATAAGAGTATCAATGTCTGTATTATCCATATAATAATATATTTATTTGTTTTTAAATAGTTTATAAATATAGTTTCAATTTAAAAAAAAATTTTTAAATTTCAAATATTTTTTTAAAATTGAAAATTTTTTTTAAAATATTAAATGGGAAATTCAAATTCAAATGAATTAGACGCAAATTATATTAGTGAAGAAGAGTTTAATGAATTATTAAGAAGAGAAAAACATAAAAAACTAAAAGAGGCACAGATATTATTTAGAGATAAAATGAAAAAAATTTATTATAATAATGATTTATATTATTATTATAAAAATATAAAAATGTATAGAAATGAAAATAGTGAATTACAATCACTAAATGAGTTAAATAAATTTTTAAATTATGATACTTATGAATTAGTAAGAGATACAACCTATTTAGGTAAATCATATAGAGTTGCTATGTGTAATTATATATATAAATGGTATTTAAATAGTAAATGTTAAATAAATAAACCATATAGAGATATTTTTCGTTATATAATATAAGAAGCAACTATGCGTAAATACTTATATGTCTATGAAGCACCTTCTATTACACTAAGAACAACTAAAATTAGAGAGTTAATAGATAGGGTAAATTATTTAGAAGAATTAAATAGTGAAGATAAATTAACAGCAGATAAACTACATAATTTTTTTCAAGGTAAAACTAAGAAATGCAATTATGTAGTTTCAAGGTGTATTCGTAGTAGGATTTAATTTTACTAATAAATCGTCAAATAATTTTCCCTTAACTAATATTTTATGTTTCTCACTTCTTAAATGTTTTTTAACAGAACCATAATTCATTTTACAACCACAGAAACAAGTATATTTAGGTTGTATCATTTCACTTGTTATATTATTAATATAATTATAATCCATATATATATTACTTATTATTTTTTTAAGTGTTTTACTAAATAAAAAAATATAATATTATATTTTAAATGGTATATTACGAAATCGCAAAAATCGTCAAAATCGTACCGTTAAAACTATTTTCCCACAGCAAATTTATTTTATTTTTTTTTTTTAATCACTACTATAATCATATTCTGTATCACTTGGTTCGTCTTCAATTAATTCCTTCATATTATTTTCACATTCTTCTTCTTCTTCTGGTTCTTCTTGAATATTATGTTTATTAAAATCTTCTATTTTTTTTGTAATAGAAGGTTCAATATCAACATTATAATATACCTTAGTTAAATATCCACCCTTACCTGTTAATTTAGTATTATTTCTTGTAATTTCTCTCTTATGATAATTACAAGTAAAACAACTATTTTTAAGATTATTAATAAACGCTTTTCTTACATAATTTTTCTTATCATTTGTCTCTAATGTTTTATAATAATTACTACCAACAAATTTACTATATAGGTCGTCCCCACTAATATAATCCATATCTAATTTACAATAAGTTTTATAATCAGGGTCGTCTTGAAGTTTTAAATTAAGATACTCATTTATAAAATCTGCAATAATATCTTCACTCTTAATATAATATTCACTATTATCCATAGTAATTTTACTAAATGGAAATAAAATTCCTATTTCAAATATAGTAGTTTTATATTTTGCCTCAAAATTTTTAATATAATTTAGTAGATAAAATAGCATACCAATTTTCATATTTTCAATAACAAATGTAGAAGATTTATTTGAGTATTTAGTTTGTGCTAATTTATAAATATCAGGGTCAGTTGTTAATCTTGGGTCATTTTTATTTTCTACAAATACTCTTGGTAATTTAATATCTCTAATTCTTCTTGTAAGAGAATTACTTGAAGTTCCCATAATAGTTGGTTTATCATTACACATAACAGCAAAATTAGAATTATTAATTACCTTAGTCTTATTACTATATAACATTCTTGCATTAAGTGTGCCTTCACCTAAGCATTTAGCAGTCGCCATATTAAGTTGTGTTCCTTCCTTAGTCTCTGTAAAAACACCAAATCGTTTGAATGCTATATTCGCCCATTCAGGACTTGGTTTAGTTGCCTTAATATCTTCACCTATTAAATCACCACAAAATCTTATGAAGTATTCTTCACCTAAAATTAATTCCATATAGTCAAAAATTACAGATTTACCATTTGAACCAACACCATTAAAAATTGGTAGAAAAATACTTGTAGCACCTGTTAAACCTAATGCTAATATAAATGTAAAATCTTCTTGAACTGGTTTATATTCCTTATTAAATAATCCGTCATACATTTCAGTAAAATCTTCTACATAACCTTCAATTTTTTTTTCGTCCTTAGGTAAATCATAATCAATATATTTAGTAATAAAATTATTTTTACTATGCTCTTCAATTGGATTATCATATACCCATTTCTTACCAACTAATTTTTTATCTGGATTTAAATTATATACACAATTATTAAATGGTAGTAAATGAATTTTCTTATCAAATATATCTTGCTCGAATTGTCTAAATCTTGAACGTTTTTGGTTAATCATATTAATAATAATATCACAATCTGTGTTTCTATTTTTTTGTGTATCATATTTTTCATAAATACAACTCTTAGTTTTTGTTAATTTTTTTATTTCCATTGCTAAATCAGGGTCGTCTTGAATAGTTAATTTTTCTATTTCAATATTAATTATTTTTATTAAATCTTGTAGATATGTTTTAGTAAATTCTCTAATAATATCAGTCATACTAGAAAATTTTTGTGCTGTTTGATTAGACCACCTATGATTATTATATAAATATGTGCTATATGTATCTCCATTTTTAACTTGAATAATTCTATCTTCATTAATATCCATAAAATCTATTGCAATTATTTCATTACTAAAATCATAGTAATTATTTTTTTGTATTTTTATTTGATATAATTTACTACTATCACACATATTAACAGCATAACCGAATGATTGTTTTTGACTTCTATTTTGTCCTTCTTCATAAATATCATTAAAATAACTATCATAATTACTAACTGCTAATTTAGATTTTTTACCTAATTCATATAAGGTTTGTTTAACACTATCACCCTTGTCCCAAATAGAATGTATAAGTAATTTAAATACATAACCATTATATAAATATTTATCAGTAGGAATACCCTTAATAACTTCTATATTATAGTCAAATTTATTATCTATTTTAATATCACTAATATTAGAAGTATTAATAATATTTTGAATTTGTTTAACCTTATTTACCTTAGTTAGTTTCTTGACTATCCCTTTACCTTCAACAAATTTTTCATTTAACATATCAAGTAAAATTTTACTTGTATCACTCGTAGTCTTAGTTTTTGTTAATTTTTTATTTGCATTTTCAATATTAATATTTTCAAATGTCTTACACCAAATAGGAGTTCCACAAAATATTTCTAGAAAACCATAATCGTCATTTAATTTATTACAAGGAATATCACTATTCCAATTAGAATATTCGCATATAGAAGAATTATTTTTTAGTACTTCTGTTAGTTTAGAACTCTTAATATAACTTGTTTTACCAATAATAAAATGATAACCATATTTCTTAGTAGCAGATTTATAATATGGATATTCACTTAATAATAGATTAAGTAAATTTAATCCATTTTGTGATAATTTATTATATTCTTCGTCATTCTTAATATCACAATCTAATTGTATGAAATCATTAGTATCAATAAATGTAGTATTATAATCACAACCTATTTCGTATAGTCCCATATTTGTCTTCATAGTCTTCTCAATATGTTCTTGGTTTTTTTCAAATAATAATTTTGCTTGGTTTATATCATTACCATAATCGTTATTAGGTAAATGTATAAATCCCTTATCCTTATCTGTCTTACCAAATACAAAATTAATTTTTTGTTTTTCTAAATATTCAACGATATTCATAGTCTTATTATTACTAGTCATTTAGTTTTTATATGGTTTATTTATTTTAAATATAATTTTCAATTTAAAAAAAATATTTAAAATATTTTATATTATTTCTAAATTATCTCAACTAATAAAAAAATAATTT